GGCTAGGATATGGCGGAAATCGTCAAATTAGAAGAGATCAAATAACACTTAGCTTGCGTACTGTATCGGTTAGCACAGGCAAAGTTATCACAGAAGTTTTAGTTACAAAAACGCTTTTATCAGCATCATTAGATAACGATGTTTTTAGGTTTATAAGTGAAGGCACTGAGCTTATAGAAATGGAAGGCGGATCTGTAGCAAATGAACCAATGTCAGTGGCATTACAAATAGCGATAGAAAGTGCTGTTCTTGCCACTATTGAAGAGGGTGTATCTAGTAATTTATGGAGGTACAAACAATGAAAAAACTCTTATTATTAATCTTGCTATCTGGACCGCTAACGGCGGCCGATAATGAGATCTGGATAAGCCAGATTGGATCTACAGGATCTACAAATATAGATCTTGAGCAATTAGGATCTGGAAACATTATAGGTGGCGCAGGAAGTACCGCAGGAGATCTAACGGCCTTTGAATTTACATCTACAGGAGCTACACTAGATATAAACCAGATAGGCGACGCTAACAAATGGTTAGGAAAAATAATTGGCGATTCTTTTACAGGATTTTATGAATTTGACGGCAATTCAAATACTTTTACTACGTCAGTAGATCCTACAAATACTTACGGTGCTGATTCTTCAAATATAAACGTGGATGTTACTGGCAACAGCAATACATTTACACTTAACCAGGCTAACGCGGCCCAGGCTTCAACTTTAGATCTAGACTGGATCATAAATGGATCTAGTAACACTATAACTGCGGCAATAGATGTAGATCTAGCAACTAACTATGTAGATTTTGATGGATCTGATAATACTTTGACTTATGACGGTGACGGCTATTCAGGTGGTTATTTTTACCTGGACCACACTGGCTCTGATAGAACATTTAACATACAACAGCAATCAACCTTAGATAATGACTGGCTTAAAATCATATCTACTGGCACTGGTACTTCTAACATCTGTGTTATCCAAAGTGACGGCGGCACAAGTACCTCTTGTTAGTATTGGAAATATAAGCGAGTTAAACGGTAACGCCCAGGTCGTAAGGGATAAATCTTACGGCGCAGAATTAGATTTTGCTATACAACAGCTAGACGATGTAAAAACACAACGCGGCAGAGTACAAATTACTTTTGAAGATGAAACACAAGTGCGCGTGATGGATCATAGCCGCTTAAAAATAACCAAGTATATTTATGATCCAGATCCTAACAAATCAGAAATGGCCTTGCGTTTTGCTTCTGGAAGTGCCAGGTTTTTAACTGGTAAATTCAACAACAAAAAAGCTATAAGAATAAAAACACCAAGCGCAGACGTGTATGTTCGCGGAACAAATTTTTCTGTGACTACCACACCAGAAATCGGATCTTCACTTTTTATTCTATTGCCTGATGAATTTGGCAACAGCAGTGGTGAGATAGTAGTAGAAACAGCAGTAGGCCAGGTTGTACTAAACCAACCTTTCCAGGCTACAACTGCCATGACTTATTATCAGCAACCTACTCCACCAGTCATTTTAGATCTTACCCTGGACATGATAGATAACATGATGATTGTAAATCCGCCCAGGAGAAACCAGGCATACATACAAGAAGAACAACAACAAAACACAGCAGACTATTTAGATTTCCAGGATCTTGACGTTGATTTTTTAGCAGAAGATTTTTTAGATAACGAAGCAGATCTGGAGTTTACTGAATTAGACATTAACTACCTGGATGTAAATTTTCTTGAAGATCTGTTGAATATTATTGATGCCCTGGCTATTGATGAAGAAGAAGACAAATTAAGCCAGGTTGCAACAAGCATTAGTATTAGCGGAACTGACATTGGTAAGGATAAAGATACACAAATCACTACAATCATCTCAGGTCAGCAAGTTAGCCTAATTAGATCTGTAGGCAACAGTTTTAGGCTAGATGTGGACGGATCAGGCGCGTATACGTTAATTCTTTTGCAAGATGGCGTAGAGAATGTCGTGAAAATTAACGGAGGATCATCTAATACAATCAAAATAAGGCAAGGAGACTAATGAAAAGGCTAATTTTTCCCATTTTACTAATATGCCTGGCATTGCCGTTATTGCTCCAAGTAACGCCACTGGAGATCTTAAAACTTAAAACATTTGATGCGTTTATACCTAAACAAGATCCTACAGGTAACTTTGTTGTCCTGGACATAACAGAAAAGGATCTTGAGGATCTTGGTGGTTGGCCGTTGCCCAGGAAAGATCTTGCAGATCTACAGATCAAGTTATTGGAAGCAGGCAGTTACGGCCAGGCTTGGGCCTTTGCATTTCCGCAACCAGATAGATTAGGCGGTGATCAAGCATTTGCAAAAGCGTTAAGTTATGGACCATCTGTATTGTCAGTTTTTGAAAGTGATAGCAGTGATACATTTCCTCCTACGGTGGGTACGGTTGTTCTTGGTGAAGATCTAGGAAATGGCTACCAGGCTAGAGGTGTTATAGAAAACATAGATCTGTTAAAACAAAGTGCCGCCCAGGGCGTAGCGTCCGCACCAACAGATGTAGATGGCTTGGTTAGACAGATCCCATTGTTGCTAAGAACGCCAGATGGTTTTGCACCAAGTATGGCACTAGAGATCTTGAAGCAACTAACAGGCCAGGACACTTACATCATTAATATGGAGGATGGACAAATTAAAATCCCATCTTTACCGCCAATATCAGTAGATCCATTATTGCGTAAATGGGTTAGCTATGTTGATACAGAAGTAATTAGCCTGGACAACTTAGAAGCCGCCCAGGATAAATACGTAATCATAGGATCTAGCGCAGGTGGCCTTGGACAAATAGCAACACCAGTTGGGTTAATTAATAGTCATTTTTTACAAGCGGCCCTGGCTGAATCAATATTGCTACCTGACTCGCCCAGGATCCCAGAATGGCATTTAGGAGCAGAAATCGCTATTTTTCTAATTTTTGTCCTCTGTATTTGGCTTCTAACGAACAAACTAAGCATGAGCCTAGGGTTAGTATCAACCATTTTAAGCCTTTTAACGCTTGCCTGGTTAGGATCCTGGTTAATCCAGGAAGGCATTTTGATTGATGTTACCTGGACTTTGATTGCGTCTTTTATAACTGGCAGTGTTTCTTATTACTTACGATTTAGAGAACAGTACAAGTTAAGACAGCAAATTAAAAAACAATTTGAACATTACTTAGATCCAAGACAAGTTGAAGCATTACAAAAAGATCCTTCATTATTACGGTTAGGCGGTGAGCGTGTTGAAATTTCGGTGATGTTTGTAGACATTATTGGCTTTACCCCCGTCTCAGAATTTTATAAAAACAAAGATGATCCTGAAGGTTTAGTGGCTTTAATAAATGACTTCCTAGATAGAATTTCAAAAATTGCTTTAGATCATGGCTTATGCATTGATAAATTCCAGGGTGATTGTTTAATGGCTGTATCTGGTATTCCTATTCCAAATAAAGATCATAGAAGACAAGCGCTGTTAGCGGGTAAAGCTATAGAAGAAGAAGCAGAAAAAATAAAAAAAGAATACCAGGCTAAAGGATTACCACCCATAGGATGCGGTACTGGTATTTCTACTGGTGTAGCCATCGCAGGTAATATGGGTTCATCAACTCGCTTTGATTATTCTGTTATAGGCGATGCAGTTAACCTGGGTGCCAGGTTAGAAGGACAAACCAGGAACTATGAAGCCAACACCCTATTTCCCCTGGAAACAATCAAAGGTATTGACGATATGATCTTTGACTTTGTAGACGAGATCCAGGTTAAAGGCAAAGAAGAGAAGATAAAAATTTACACCTACATGAGTTGACAGACGTAAAACGCAACTTACAAATTGAGCCATGAAAGAATTATTAAAATCAGTTGTAGGTGCTGTTGCACCCACTATAGGAACTGCCCTGGGTGGACCAATGGGCGGTATGGCAATGAATATGGTTTCTCAGGCGTTGGGATGCAAGAACAATCAAAAAGATATTGAACAAGCTGTGCAGAACGCCACGCCTGAGCAACTTGCAGATTTAAAGAAACTAGACAATGAGTTTGAAGTAAAGATGAAAGAACTAGATGTAGATCTTTACAAACTTGAAACAGCAGACATACAAAACGCCAGGGCAACATTTTCAAAAGACTGGACCAGTAGAATTGTAGGAATCTTAATCATCCTGGGATTCTTAGGCTATATTTTTACAGTAACCTTAATGCCACCAGATCAAAACTCAGACACAATAGTTAGCCTGGTCCTTGGTTACTTAGGTGGCCTGGCATCTGCCATCATATCTTTCTATTTTGGCGCATCACAATCTAAAGATGATTAAAGAACTTACGGCACATTTGATAGAGTTTGAAGGCTTAAGATTGAAGCCTTATCACTGCACTAGCGGCAAACTAACGATAGGCATAGGCCGCAACCTGGACGACAGAGGTATCTCAGAAGATGAAGCAATGGTACTCCTGGCTAACGACATCAAGATTGTCCAGGAAGAGTTATTAGAAAGATGGCCTTGGATTAACGAACTACCGCCCAGGGCGCAAATGGTAATGATGGATCTTGGGTTTAATATGGGCGTACCTGCCATATCAAATTTTCAAAATATGTTACGAGATCTACAGGATGGAAATTGGGAA